TATAAAGAATACTTATAGAAGTATACCACAAATAATAAAAATGTCAATTGTAATTTATAGAGTTTCAACTTCGTATGAAGTATAACCAAAGGTAACTGTGCCAACTATTGGCTCTGTGTCCGTTCCAGTGCTAGTAAATGGGATATTACTTAACGACTTTGGAAATACGCCTTCAAATTTAACATTGAGAATTGGAACCTTGGCACTATTCGTCACCAACAAACTGGCATCTGAGTAGTGATTCAACTCATCTTCGGGTGGTTTCCCATGATCGGCGTCTTGGTAAGTTTTGAAGTCCTCAACGGCTGTTAAAGATGTCATCCAGTTATAAATCTCTGTCCATGATTTCATATCTTCATCTATAACAAATTCTACTTCCAAATCATCGTATGTGAATGTTTCCCCAGACCTTTTTACTGGAATTGAAAATCTTGTTGGTTGTTCAATTTCACCAAGGGATACTGAAGGTATATTTACCGATTGGCAGAAAAAGGATATTGCTGGCGTTCTCTTCAAATCAAATTGAAAAGAAGTCGGTAATAAAAAATTGGTGTTTGTTGGCTGCCTATCTAAGGCAGATTCTCTGACATAAGAACTTATGCCAGGTAAATAACTGTGTGCTTCTGCTGTTGCTCCCATAAGAATATTCTCCTATACTATGTATGTCCAAAAGAAAAGGGAGTCCCACGAATGAGACTCCCTTTTGGATAATCAAGGATTATTTCAGAGTATCTTACTTATCAAGAACCAAGTCCATGTAAGTTATCGATTCGGAAGATTCGATAGTATTGGTTCTTCCTTCGTGCGGCTGCGGCATGTGGGTCAGCAGTTGCAACGAATGGGTTGTTAACAATACCGTAACGAGTCTTGAAACCAATCTTAGGTTGGAATGTGTTCTCACCAACTGCTCTCACCATTTGAAGTGGAACGTATGGGCAATAGAACATACCTGCATCATAAGGACTAGTTCCTTTATAACCGACACAAGCGTAGTTCTTTGCCGCGGCACCGATACCAGGTCCTGAGTATGGGTCAATGTAAACTTTCATCTTACCGTTAAGCGTTCCTGCGAAGGTGTTACCTGTGTCATCGACATTGAGGTTAGTTGCTTGTGCGGGTGAGATTGTAAGGAAACCACTCATTGCGAGTGCGGAAGCAACATCTGCGGAGCAGATTACGAAGTTGCCTTTTCCTCTACGAGTTTGCTTGGCGATAAGGTTTGCTTCTCTTTCGAGTTGATAAAGAAGTCCACGCCATCGTTCTGCACTCCATCGTCCGTCAGCATCTAACTGAACATCGTAGACACCACCAGTTGCTTCGGCAGAGATACCACCGCTTACGCCGGATTGTCTAGCACGAAGGTCTTCGTGTTGGCAACCAAGAACAGCACCACCGTAGATGGTTCGAATGATTTCGCGGTTAATTTCAGCAAGAATTTCGTTGCTGAGAATGTTAGCGAGTTCAGACTCTGCATCCAGTCCGTGGACTGCTTTGAGGTCTTGAGCGAGTTCAGTTGTGTATTCTGCTTTCAATGCACGGGTCTTTGCTTCAACCGATGTGCGAGTGATGCTGAATGCCATTTCGTTGAAATGGTTAGAACCACCCAAACCTTCTGCACTGTTTGTTGACATACCACCATCTGCATAGTTGTAGTCTAAGGCACCTGCGGCTTCACCAGAGACACCAGAGTCACCGAATAGCGGGTCACCGCCACCGAGTGGACCAGCAGTTGAACCTGCTGTGTCTGTTCCAGAGAAGCGAGTGTTTGCTTCGTTGAAGAGTGCTTCGTCACCACCTTGGCCGGACATTTTACTCTTGAGAGCAAAGATAAGTCCAGTAGGTCCTGTCATTGGTTGAACACCGCAGACATCGTATGCCATTAGATTTGGCATAGAACGACGAACAAGAGAGATAAGAATTGGATCAAATCCCTGCATGTTTGAGTTACCACCAGTATGCATAATACCTGCGCCAGCGGCGTTTGTGGTTTCGTTGACACTACCATTTGCTTCACGAATTGCTTGCTCTTGATTCTCAAGAAGAATAGCAGTTACGCTTTTGCGGTAATTGTCTTCAATTGGTTGTAATGAATTGTGATCGAGAACAGGAGACCACTTCTCCTTTAGTTGATCAGCATTTGCTAATTTATTTGATTCCATCTCTGTTTTTCTCCTTTTAAGTCCTATTGTGTTTGATTTCTCTAGGAAATACTACTTGTTTAACTTCTTACTATGTATAATATCTATTTTTTTGATAGTAGTATACGATTTACTTCGAACGCATATGGGCTAACGAATCAACATATGCATCCATGATGGTGCCATTTGCTTCGTATTTAACTTCACCACTGGGTGTTGTTGTGTCTTTCTCTTCTGCTACTACAGCATTTTCACCGAAGTAGTTTTCTTTGATAACATTCAATTTATCTTTATACTCTTCTGGTGTATCGAATGACATTCCTTCTGCTAGACTTCGTAGTTTTTCTACTTCAGTATCTACCATGTCTGAACTAACTTCTTGGAAAAGATTGGTGCATTGGTTTTCTGCAAGTTCTTTACGAAGTTCGATGTTCTTTTCGATTTCTTCGTTTAGATCACCTTCTAGTTCCTCTGCTTTGGAAACAACACCTTCTAGAATCTCATAATTCTCATCTGGAATGGTGATGCTATTTCTTTCGAAAAGTTCACGAAGGCCGCCGATGAATGACTCAGAAATTTCTGTTTTTAGTCCATTCTCAATTGCTAGTTCGTTTTCTTTCATCCATTCTTCTACAACATAATTGAGATAGTCATCTAGACGCTCAGTTAGTTCTACAGAAATCTTTTCAGTGTGTTCTACAATTACTGTGTCGTAATCGCTTCGAAGTTCTTCTTCGATTGTGGCCACTCTATCATTAATGGCTGCTTCAAATATGGTGGAAGCGGCAATCTTGAAATCTTCTGATAATTCTTCGTTTGATGCGGAGAAAAGAACTTCAAGATGTTCCTTGGCGGAAACCTTGTCAATCTTTGCACTCGCTTTCGAAGCGGATGCTTTTGGTTCTTTTTGCTTCTTCTTACCCTTTGGTGTTGCTGTTGCTTTCTTGCCTTCAGCATCCACATTATCATCTACATCGAGGATAGTTTCGGCTTCGTTGACTTCATCGTCATCGTCGTCCTCATCGTCGTCCTCACCCTTCTTCTTCTTCTTCTTAAGCCAAGGGGGAAGTTTTCCTTCTTCTACTTCGTCCTCGTCTTCATCATCGTCTTCGTCATCGTCTTCGTCATCACCATTTTCATTGGTGGACTTTGACTTTGCTTCTTCGATGGCTTCGTCAGCAGACTCTTCTACTGATTCTTCTGAAACTTCCTCTTCGGTTGTTTCTTCGACTAATTCGGTTACTTCTTCATGCTCTCGCATGAGAACTGCTTTGGCTGCTTCAATGGGGTCTTTATAGTCCATTTGTATTTACTCCTCTTTCAATGAAATTCTTATTTACAGAAAAGATATTATTCTTCTTTATACTGCCTTTATTTATATAAATCAACATTTTCACATCTTAGAAAGGAAATCTTTCCAGACATGTAATGCCTTTTCTTCTAATTCTCTACGAGATGCGGTCTTAATTTGTCTTTCATACTCTGCAATTTCGCATTCTTGCAGTTTTCCGTTGTCCCATACCCATTCTTTCCCTTCCATGATGCCATTTACAAATGCATCTGGAGCAGACGGGTCTGCAACAATATCTACTGCGGATAACATAAAGTCATTTTGGACTTCATTTACGCCATTTACTTGCTTTAAAGAACCCATTCCTCTTGATGAAACGCCAAGTCTGGCACCCTCATCCATGAGATTTTTTACAATATTACCGTATGGCGTTTCTAAAATCTTTGCTTTGCCCCATACATTGTTTCCGTCTTCTTTAAGTTCACGGATAATGTGCGAAACTCTCTCAAGATTCAATGTTGGGCCATCTGGATGTCCCAGTTCTCCCATTGCTCTACCATTGCTCACATGTTCTTTGTTGTATCTTTTTACTTCTTTGAAAAGAGTTTGTTTTGGGTATACTCTACCATTACGATTCTCTTTTTGGGATTGCATAAAAATACCTTCGATATAGTAATTCTTTTTACCATCTTTGGCATCTTTAGAATCTTCTATCAGGTATCGGATATCTTCTGTTGTTTCTGTGATTAGTTTCATTCTTGTGGTTTCTCCCCCATATCT